CCTTCGGCCATCGCTATGATATTATCAAATTGTGTCATTTCAGTATTATTAAATGTTGCCGAACCTGAAGCGTCTTTGTAAGTGGCGTCTGTTACAAACACTGATGAAAGTTTAGGAAAACCTTTGAGTGAACCAAAACTGGCCTTTAGACTACTCATTTTATTTCCTGAGTATAATGTATGAAATACAATACCTAATCTAGCGCTGGCAATTCTTTTACCTATTTGACTATCTGTGGCCACGGCATATGTAATTGTGTTCGGTGTAAACACATAATAATCTTGTTCGTCTATTGTGGTAGATTTTATATCACCTTTTGTAAATAATAAATCTCCTTGTAATATGCCTGTGATACCTAATTTAGATAACTCTCTTAAACATACAATTAATTTGTTGGCTAAAACACCATCGTGGTTTCGCATTATATCGCCTGTTGAATAATTGATTTTAGGTGTTACGTTGAATACTGATTTTGTACCGACAAAGAATTTGCCGTTTTCTGGATTAATGCCACATATAACAGCAGGCGCACCGTCCCATTTAACAGTTACGTTAAGTCGGCCACCTGTATGGCCTGTTAACATTTTTTTGATTGACTTTAGAAAATTAATTGCGTTACGGCCGCCTTTTGAACCTTGGTCTATAATACTATCTTCTAAATGTTCTAAATGGGTGTTTGTCCCTTTAGTAACGAATCCTTTAAAACTAAACATCTACCTCTCATTGTTCCCATAAATAAAATCACACAATCCATTCAATATATCAATTCTATTATACTACATTATTTATAAAAAGTCAAGTCTTTATTAGTATATTTTAATAAAGAAGCCATTAGAATCACTTATTTTTTTAGCACCATTTATCATTTTATTCATAATAGTAGATATGTTTTTTTCGTTTTTTATAAAGAAGTGCATTATTTTTAAACCTTGAATTTTCATACACATATTTTTAGCAATCTCAACATTAGATTTTGAAGTATTAATTAGTTTAACATAATCATTATATTTTAAAAATTTTTGATTAGAAACTTTTGAATTTTTAATAACTGTTTCGTACATATTGTAAGTTTCTTTAATTTTATTTTCATCAAAACTTTCAAATGGTTTAGGTGAACCAAAATATCCTATTTTATTAATTCTAACATCTTTATATTGACTCAATATATTATCAATTACAGATGTGGGAACTTTACCTAAACGACCTCCTGTAAGCGTACCATCAGACGTAATTTCAGTTTGTGCAACACCGTAACTATGAGGAAATCCTCTAACTTGTAAATTAATTTGTTTTTTTGTATCTTCATTTTTAAATGTGAATAATCCTATTTCTTTACCATCGGCAGTTAAATTACAATTAAATTTTTCTATTTTTATATTATAATCAGCTACTTTAGTTTTACCTGGTATATTGTTATAATCTACGGATGCTTTTTCTGTAACTAATTGTTTAAGAGAAATAGGATAAAGAATTTTTTTTTCATATAACTTATATAGTTTATCATTAAACATATTAACTAATCCATCTGAAATTTCATAACTATCTACTATTTTTTTTAGATCGTTAGTTACTTTTTGCCTTGCTGACTTGTTAATTATATAAATGTCTGCTGGATTCCAAGCGTCTTTTGTTAGATTTGCTTTTCTTAAAAATAATGTAATAGTATTTGTAAAATCTGATTTATCAGTAGCGTCGTGTATTATATCAAAATTATTTAAAGAACCTACAATTTTATTAACTGCTGGACGTGTATATTGAAAAGTTAAAAGCCAATCGGCAAAAGCTTCTGAATTATTTACAAATATAGATTGACCAGTATCTCTAGCATTTTTAATATCTTTTCGTAAAGACATTACTGTAGCTAACTCACCTGCGTCTGATAATTGTTTACCTAAAACATTTCTTGATGTGCCACCACCCATACCTGAAAATGGTGATTTATCAATATCTATAAATCTAAAAGATTTTTTACCGTCAGTGAATATAGAAACGTGATTATTATTAACTAAAAGTATTTTTGTATATTTTTGAACATCTGTTTGTGCTTTTTCTAAATTATCTATATCTTTTGTTTTTTTAAATAGATACGATTTACCATCGCTTACTTTAATCGTTTTACCTTGTTTAATTTTTGCTACAATTGATGCAATATATTTTGGTTTAGATAAATCTGCTTTGCTAAATAATGCCATTCATATATTTATAAAAGGCTACTTAATATTATCGCAAAGAAACTTAGGTATGCCACCATTTGATTGCCATTGACGGTGTGTGTTTTGAAACTTAACTAGATTTTCTATATCTTCTTCAAAGAAAGATTGTCTTATAATTGTGCCTGTTGGTTGTTCAACGGCCTGCCACATTATCTTATTATTTGATTTGACCATTTTCTTTTCATAACTTAATTGAGAACCAAGGTGGCCTGGTCTCTTATCGTTTCTATGAAATCTTACTTTTTGTTTTTTCATACTTTATTTTCTGTTTTTCGCAAAGCAAAACGCATCAAATCGTAACGTCTGGCTTTTTCTTTTAAAACTTTCATCCATTTATCAATAATACTTTGAGACCTTTTTATTTCAATATTTAATTTTTTAATTTCTTTTTGTGTTGATTCCGATAGTCTATTGTGTTCTTCTATTTCACGAGCTTTTCCTTTTATACCCATTTCTTCTAATTGCCCATCATTTTTATGTTCTTTTAAATAATCTACCATATTAGAAAGGGTGTTTATATTTTCTTTAGCATATCCTATGGTTGTATTGCAGTGCAAACATAATAGAGACCTAACTTTATTTGTTTGATGATCGTGGTCTATATGTGGTTTTTTATATTTTATATTTTTATCAAATTCTATAGAACAAATAAAACATTTATTATTTTGATTTTTTATCATATCATAATATTGTTCAAGTGTTATCCCATATTTAATTTTTAATCCAGATTTTTTTCCATAAAGATAATATTTTCCAGGATTTTTTAACTTCCACAAAATATTTTTCTGCCTACAGTGCGGTTTATTTTCATCATACCATTTTCTTTTCATTTTTTTTATTTGTTCTTTATTTTTTAAACGATATGATTTATTTCCTTCTCTTATTTTTTCTTTATTATTTAATCTATATTCTTTAAAGTATTTTTCTAAAGCTTCTTTATTTTTTAATTTGTAATCTTTTCTATATTTTTTAAAATCATATTTGCCAGTGATAGGGTTAATATATTTTAAACCGTGTTTACCTAATTTCATATTTTAAAGTCTGAAAACTTATCGTAACTTGTTTTCACTTCTACTTGTTTTTGGTTAGCATCTACAATATTTTGTGCATTGTTAGATACATCATATAACTTCATCTTTGATCGATCTACACCAATAATAAAGGCACGATTAATACTAGGGTCATTATAACGATTCTTTAATTGTTTAATCTTCATTTGACCTAGTGCTTCTAATTCTTCATTTGATATTAAAGCAAACATAAAGTCGGCCGTTGCTGGTAAACCAAACGATTCAGAAGTATCTTCTAAACCAATGTCTGTGCTGACAAAGCCTGTTCTTGTTGTTTGTGTAGCACTAAAGATTGGTACATTAAACTCTACAGCAAGACCTCGTAATTCTTCGGCTATTGCTTTAATAAAGAAATACGAAGATATATTTCCACCTTTGAATCTACTACTAGAACAAATATTTAGGTAATCAATAAAGATAACATTTGGTCTAAAAGATTTCTTTAATGCAAGTTCGTTTAATAATGCTCTGAAGTGGCCAGCGTGTGCTGAAGCAGTAGGATATTCTTTTATAATTAATTTACCGGCCGTCTTGTTTCTTATTTTTAAGATCTTATCATCATACAATTGTTTAGGCATTGTATGTAAATCATCCATAGTTACATCTAATAAATTAGCATCTATTCTTTCAGCAATTCTTTCTTCTGCCATTTCTAAAGTGATATATAATACATTTAAACCTTGTGTAAGAAAGGCACTGGCACAATGACACATAAACAAAGATTTACCAACGCCTGTGCCGGCCAATGCAATATTCAAAGTCTTAGGTGGCACACCGCCTTTTGTAATACGATTTAAATAAGATAAATCAAATTGATATTTTTTTTCTTTTGTATGATAAAAGTCAAATCGTCTTTGCGAAT